ACATTCCTTTAGAAGGTTATACATATTTCTTTCCTTATGATGAGACCCTACCACATAGACATAGAAACTTTAAAGGTTGTACATGTGCTATGGGTGCCGATTTGTCACAGGGCGATGACTTCTGTGCATTTACATTCTTATTCCCATTAAATAACGGTACATATGGAGTTAAAGCGAGAAGTTATATTTCTTCTTTGACATATGACCAATTACACCAGGCAGCAAGAACTAAGTACGATGACTTTATAGCTGAAGGAACATTAATAGTTATGGATGGAAATGTCTTAGACATACCATCTGTATTTGAAGACTTGGATGATTATATACTAGAAATGGACTACGATGTTCAAGCAATGGGTTATGACCCATATTCGGCTGATAAATTCTTAGAGCTGTGGATAGGTGTTAACGGTCCTGCCTGTGGAATAGTCAAAGTACAGCAAGGTAAGCGTACAGAGACTGTTCCATTAGGTGAAATCAAGAAACTATCAACAGATAGAGCTCTTTTATTTGACGAAGAGATTATGACCTTTACAATGGGAAACTGTATAGTAGAAGAAGATACAAATGGTAACAGAAAATTGCTAAAGAAACGTTATGCAGATAAGATTGATAATGTATCAGCTTTGATGGATGCGTTTGTAGCATATAAAGAAAACAGGGAGGCATTTGATTAATGGAAGCCACTGCATATTTAGCACACCATGGCGTTAAAGGCCAGAAATGGGGCGTCAGACGATATCAAAATGCTGATGGTTCTTTGAAAAGACCTGGAAAGTTGCGATACGAAGAAGGCAAAAAATTCCGGGCGTCAAATGGTATAGAAGTTGGAGACCCGCAAACAAGATGGCAGAAAATTGCTAGAAAATTACCAGGAGCCACTTCTAGTACGACAGCAAGAGCTGGAAACATATTTTCTACGGAAGCAGGAAGAAGACAAGCTACTAAAGAAGCTAGGGCTTTAAGAGAGTATAATGCTCATCAGAAAGACTTAAAAAAGGGCACTGGAACAAAGTATCTTGAAAAAGCTCTTAGAAAAAATAACATCGAGGTTGCTTATGAAGAGATAAACGACAAATACACCAGAGGAATAGACCGGATGATGTTTGACGATTCTACCAGAAGAAGTGCGGCTAGAATCTATGCAGATAATGCAAAAATGACATATGACGAAGCGATTGCAAAAAGTAAGAAACAAGCAATAGCATCAAGTGTAATTAGAACATCCGCCAAGTTAGCATATTCCGCTGCAAAAGAGTATAATCGTCAAAATCCAAGGACCATATATGATGAAGACGGTCGTGCTTATAGAAAAGTAGCTAAAGATGTTTATGAAGAAAAAAGATAGAGAGGAGTTTGCCCAATGGAAACAACATATTTAGCCCACCATGGCATTAAGGGCATGAAGTGGGGTATTAGGCGTTATCAAAGAAACGCTAGTCAGCGAGCTAAAGACTATAAAACAAAAAAAGAATATCAAAAAGCCAGAATTGCTGTAATGGAAGGTAAAAATCCTAAAAATTACAGTGACGTAAGAATAAGACAGTTAGGAACGGCAGCTGAAAAATACTTCTTAAATGAAAGTTCTAGAAGCAGAGCACATGAAAACATTGATTCTGGAAAAAATGTTTTTTTAAGCTATGCGAAAGCTTATGTGGGAACACAGTTTAAAGATGTTGGAAAAGCGACAGCAACAGCGGCAGGAGCATATCTGCTAACAAAAGATGAAAAATTTGCTAGAAGAGTAGGAAACATAACGATGAGTGCTATTAAGATTGGTAGATTCGGAAGAGCAATCGGACAATATGTTCATGAGCCAAAATACGATGCAAAAATGGCCAAAGTAACTGGAAATGCTAATAATACATCAACGGTAAAAGACAAAACCGTATCTAGAGCACAGGCAAAATCCAATGCATATAAAGCAGCTGGAAAAGCATATAGAGAATCCATTCGAAAAGATACAGCTGCTAATATGAGAAAAAGATACGGAATCTCTGACTAATTAATAAAAGGAGGACAACTATGTCACAAACATATTTAGCCCACTTTGGCATTCTTGGTCAGAAGTGGGGAAAGAAGAATGGACCTCCTTATCCACTTGAGAATGCTGCTCGTAGTCAAACAGAGCGCAAGTCGAACCCAGAGTCAAAATCTTCTAAAGAGAAGAAAAAATCCGGAATTAGTAATATTAATAGACAACAGGTCGGAGACATAAGAACTGATACAGATACTCTTGTACGAAATGTATCAAAGAGAATTCCTAGAAAAAACCAGGAAGACCTGTCAAAATATTCTGATACAGAACTTCAGAAGATTGTTAACCGTCAAAGACTGGAGCAGCAGTATAGAGACCTTAACCCAGATAAAATTGACAAAGGCTCAGAGATTATACGAGAAACATTACAGACAGCAGGAGCCGTTGCCGGTTTATATTTGACATATAAGACTATCAAGAAGATGACTTAAGGAGGACTGATATGTCAGAAGTATATTTAGCTCATCACGGCGTTAAAGGTCAGAAGTGGGGAATAAGGAGATATCAGAATTCCGATGGTTCTTTAACTGAGGCTGGTAAGAAAAGGGTCCAGGAATCAAATTTTAGGTATATGAAATCCGACCTAAAAAAATCAGCAAAGGAATCATATAACCCAAATCAAGAAAAAAGGTTAAAAAGAGCAAAGAAACTCACTGAAAAAATAAAAGAAGACCCCAATTCACAAGAGGGTTTAAAAAACGCAAAAAATGCATATAATCTCTGGAAGAGTCATGTTGAAAAGAATAAAGCCACCGATTTTTGGGATAGTCCAGAACACGACAGCATGGAAAAAGAGGCCTATAATAAAACATACAAATGGTATGAAAAAAATGACCCAGATTATTTAAAAGAAATTGTCAAAACCAACGGAGGTTCAAAAGCTGGACTTGATGGGTTCCATGGTTTTAGAAAAACAATGGAGGGTTATCAAGACGAAGTATCTTCTAAGTGGGAAAAGCAATATGAAAAAAATAATCCTCAATTGGCTAAATTAAATAAAGAAGAAACCAAATTATGGAATGATTATTGGGACTCTAGAAAAAAAGTAGCTAGTAATATTTTAGGAGAATATTCTGATTTAAAGATAAATAAATTAGATAAGTATAGTTCTACTTATGGAGAAGAGTTAGCAAATAATATAGATTGGGATTCTTTATTAGAATTAAAACCACCAAAGTATTAAAGGAGGACTGATATGTCAGAAGTATATTTAGCCCATCATGGTATTAAAGGCCAGAAATGGGGTGTTAGACGATATCAGAATAAGGATGGTTCTTTAACTGAAGCCGGTAAGAAAAAATTGGCTAAAAATCCCGATAGGACAAGAAAAAACTTTCAGAAGCAAGTGAATTCACAAAGAGGCAAAGTTCATGGCTGGAGTAATAGATGGATGTCGGGAACAAACATCGGTAAAAATTCCGAGATAGTAGAAATAAAAGGGCAAAAAGCTGAAAATGATTATCTAAATAGTAAAGGATACAAAAGTGTTCAGAAGAAAATTGCTAAATTAGATAGAGATGTTGATTCTGGAAAAGTATCTATGGATGATTATGCTAAAAAGTATGACGAAATTTGGAATCCTTCTCAACTAAAAGCTCCTCCTAATAATAGTTATTCTATAACTTCTAAAGGAAGAAAATATCTAACAAATTATCCAGATACTCTCGGTAAAGACTTAACAAAAGCATACATAAAGGATTTAGGATACAGTGAAGAAGCTGCTAAATATATCCAGAGTGTAATACGAAAGTCAAAATACCAAGTATTAGATTAAAGGAGAATCGAAATGAGTTTAGGCGAACGTTTCAAGAAAGCTTGGAATGCCTTCAGCGATAATCGTGACCCGACATCTAATATGATGGTTATGGAAAACGTAACGTCTATGCGTCCCGATAGAATGGTATATTCTCGTAGAACAGACCGTTCAATTGTTGGAGCTGTTTATAACAGAATCGCAATAGACGCTGCTCAGATTCCGATTCGTCATGTTAATTTGGATTCGGAGGAACGATATATTGGTGACCGAGACTCTCTCCTTAACGAATGTTTAAGATATTCTGCTAATATTGACCAGACCGGAACCGCGTTTATTCAAGATGTTGTTGAATCTCTATTTGACGAAGGTGTTGTAGCAATAGTGCCAACATCAACAATAGGCAATCCATATTTATCATCTAGTTATGAAATAGAATCATTACGAGTTGGTAAAATCATTGAATGGTCGCCTAAGAAAGTAAAGATAGACGTTTACAACGAAGAAAAGGGCGAAAAACAGCAAATCATAATGCTGAAAAAGCATGTTGCTATTATTCAAAACCCATATTATTCGGTAATGAATGAACCAAACTCTACCGGTCAGCGATTAATTCAAAAGTTGGCTATCTTAGACTCTCTCGATAAGCAAAAGAGTTCTGGTAAATTGGATATGATTATTCAGTTACCATATAGCATTCGAGGAGAGAAAAGGCAAGCTCAAGCTAAGCAGCGTAAAGCTGATATCGAAGAGCAAATGATTAATTCTCCGTATGGTATTGCATATATCGATGCCACGGAGCATGTAACGCAGCTTAATAGGCCTGTTGATAACAACCTATTAACGCAAATCGAATCTCTTAGAACCATGCTGTATTCTCAGCTTGGAATGACACAGGAGATTATGAATGGTACAGCTTCTCCAGAAGAACTTAACAATTACTATCAGAGAACTGTGGCGCCTGTATTGGACGCGATTGTTCAAGAGATGGAACGTAAGTTCTTAACAAAGACAGCTATCTCGCAGGGACAAGGAATTAGATACTTCCGTGACCCATTCAAGCTAATGACAATCACACAGATTGCAGAGGCTTCTAATAGCTTAGGAAGAGATGGCGTAGTATCATCTAATGAGTTCAGACAGAAACTCGGAATGAAACCTTCTGAAGACCCAATGGCAGAACAACTAGTTAATTCGAACATCAAGCAGCCAGCGGGAGGAATTCAAAATGGGGTAGACCCTTCTCAAGAAGATTTACCTTTAGAAGAACCGCCAGAAGGTTTATCAGATGAAGAGTTGATGGAGTTCTATGAAGAGCAATTGAGAAAACTGGATGAACAGGATTCGCAATTAGATGAATTAGAAAATAGTTTAGGGAGGTAATTGAGATGAAATACCTATCTAGTGATTTTCTAAGAGAGGACTATTTAAAGCACTATGCAAGTCCTTACTATGACCCAGTAAAAGCTCATGAATATTATATGAGAACTCGTGAACTAAAAGGTAGAACATCTACTTCTGGTTTAAATGAAAAAGGTCGTGAAGCAGCGTCCTATATAAAAAATCAGATTAATGAGGAAAGAGACGCAAAATTAAGCGAACGAAAAAGCAGATATGATACAGACAGAACCAATACTGCTGAGTCAAAGAGGCAAAGTCTCACTAATCTAAGCGATTCATTTAAAGCAGAAAAAGAACATAATCAATCTAAAAAGAAAACAAAGATTGAAAACACTACAGGACAGATACAAAATGAAATAGGTGAATTGCAAAGCCAACTTCGCAATATGTCATCTGCTCAGAAAAAGATGAAATCTGCAGAGATTAAAAATCAGATTGCTAATCTACGAAGCAAGAGTAGTGCTGCAAGAGCAGAAATAACAGAAGAGTATAATTCGATTGTTGCAAATTTATCGGCAAAAAATAAATCGGATAAAGATGAAGTCAATACGGAATATAAGAGTAAGTCCGAAGGAATTCATAAGGAGTACTCTACTGATAAGAAGACTATCAAAGACGAAGCTACCGAAAAGTATGCAAGCGAATTAGAAAGATTAAAGAATGTTCCCGAGTTCAAAGCAACTAAGAAGGGTAGAAAAGGCAGTAAGAAATCTAATAAAGCTAAATCTGGTTCTAGTTCTAGTGCAGATGATTTCTTAGCAAGATATCATGCCAAAAAATCAAAATGATGTATTGTACATGAGTTATTTTTATATGACTCTTTAATACAATAGAAATTCTATAAGGAGGAAAAACAAATGTCAAGACACACCAAATCTTATGACTTTGAAGGTTGGGCAACCAAGTTTGATGTCAAGTGTGCTGACGGAAGAACTATTCGCCATAGTGCGTTCGTTAATAATAACGGAAAAAGAGTTCCTCTTGTCTGGATGCATCAGCACGGTTCTGTAATGAATGTTCTTGGACACGCTGACTTAGAGCAGCGAGACGAAGGCGTTTGGGCTAGAGGAACATTTAATGATACAGAGCAGGGTCAGGCTGCTAAGCAGCTTGTTCAGCATGGTGATATCACATGTCTTTCAATTTGGGCTAATCATTTGAAACAGACCCATAATAAAGATGTGTTACATGGAGATATCAAAGAACTTAGTTTAGTTCTTGCTGGTGCTAACCCAGAAGCAATCGTCGAAGATATTATCGAACATTCTGACGAGGGATATGATGAATATGATGGCAATCTCTATGCAAGAGATTGCCATCATATTCATCA